TTCAAAATAATAATATATATAATAGTTAAAATAAACGCGATATATCTAAAGGTTCTTAGATTATTGCGACTTGTTAAATAGTCATCTTTATTAGTGCCTGAAAGTTCTAATAGATAATAAGTTGATATTTTATCGACTATAATTATTACAAGTAATAATAAAAATACTAGTGTGTAAAAATAAATTTTATTATATTTCATTTTGAATACAAAATGCAAGGATATATAGTAAACGGATATATTTATGTTTATGACTTCCAGTTTTTGCCACAATCCAAACACGTTACGAAAATCGTCGCCGGTTCATCCGCACTGCGCGTTTGCAATTCATAATATGTACACCGTTTTGAACGACATTTTTTACACGTAAACATATCCGTCGACGCCTCGATATTATTCGTATATCTCGATGCATCACGTTTTATTTTATTGGCGATCAATTCCCGCCAATGGTCGGGTTTAAATTCCTGGTGGGTCATAAACACCACAGTTTGGGGCGCCAATTCTCGCGATTTGATTTGTTCCAATAGTTCCGGTATTTTCAAATTAATATAAATGCTGCGCAATCTATCTGCGTATAATTGTACGAATAGAGGGTTGTCCCATTTTTTGACAATTTTTCGCTGATTGGCTTCTTTGATGGCATAATTATAAATGGCCTTTTCCATATTTAATGACAATGTTTCATCCTCCAAAATAGGCACGAATTTATTATGAATATTTTCTCGAAATTGTTCGGGATTTGAAATAATTGTCATTTTTATTGATTTTATTTATTTTATTGATTCGTTTATTGATTGATTTGTATTGATTGGACAGTAGTAGATAAATACAGCATTGTTTATATAATTTATATTCAATTTTATTTTGGGGGTTTAGGATTTTTATCTTCTTCAAAATACGACTCTTCAACCAATTCGCTTGCACAATCCAAATATGACTGGGCCTTAGTATCCGGTTTTATATTTACGAATACGTTTTGTGCAAATGGTAATGGTTTTACAACTATTGTTTTTGATTTTTTTGCGGCTGTTTTCACTGGTTTCTTTGCCTTCTTTTTGTATTTGGGTTTGATTTCCTCCTCGGATTCATCATCCTCTTCTTCCTCGGATTCATCAGATTCTTCCTCTTCCTCGGATTCAACATCATCGTCATCAACTACGAACCCATCTTTTGCATAACCTGCTTTCGTTCTTGGAACATCATCATCTTCATCATCGTCTTCACTTTCATCGTCATCGTCAGAATCTTTATCCCCAATGTCTTCAAAACCACCGAACAAATGGTCGTATGCCGCCTCCCAATTCGCAGATGTAAGATCAATAACCGTACCATCTATTTTTTTATTTACCAATACACATGTTCCGAAAAACAATGAATTATCAACGGGTGGGGGGAAATCGTATTTATTTTCCTGGCCTGCTCGCCCAGACGTTTTACCAAAAACGGATATCGAATAAGTTGTGCCAAACACATTTATCGCCCAGGTCGTTTGGCACATAAACCCATCCCCTGTTTTAAATCCGGCTTTTTTATATAATTCATCTTCTTTGTAATCTTTGATATTTTGTTGTTTTACCACACCCAATTTATCAATAGTAATAACGATTGGCATCTAGACAATATAAATTATATATGTAATTTGTGTTTAAGTGGTTTGTGTAAATATTTAGGACGTTTTTGGTTCATAAAATATTATATATCATTTATATATACAATGGCCAAATATTATAGTAGACGTAAGACAAATGCTCGCCAAAACAGAAAACGATCTTTGCGTAATCGAATGAGGGGAGGTGTGGACAGTCCTTCGATATTAGAACGAGTTTCTGATTCATTGGGTTTCTCATCGCCTTCTAATTCATCAATGTCATCATCAATGCCAATATCCGATACACCGACTTCTGTTTCTTCTGAGAAAATGAAAAGTATAGGAGATTCATTTCAAAATTTTGTGAATGATATTGCAAATAATGTAGCAGATGTTATTGTTGCGAAAACAAGAGCAGTTGGTTCAGAACACGCTGCCGTTGCGGCAAAGGCAGTTGCTGATGCGGCTGCTGCTGCGGCCGATGAACAGGCAAAAATGGCGGAAGTTGATAATGAAGATGCAAAAATGAATCCATCGATGGATGTAGTGGAAGAAAGCTCACCGCAAAATGAAGAAGAAGAGGAAAAGGTATCATCGATGGACCTAGAGGAAGATTCTGTTGACCAAAATAATGCATTGAACGGTGAGGGTGATTTTAATAATCAAACTCCTTCGATGGACCTAGAGGAAGATTCTGTTGACCAAAACAATGCATTGAACGGTGAGGGTGATTTTAATAATCAATCTTCGATGAGTCCAATTGGTATGAACGAATCTCCTAGTCCAAACTATATGTCCAATGATATGTCTCAATCTTCTCAGAACCAACCGTCTTTGACGAGTCCAATTGCAATAAACGAATCTGCCAGTCCAAACTATATGTCCAATGATATGACCCAATCTGATAGTTCAAATGAAATGTCTGAGTCAATGAATCAGTCTCCCGAAAACAAAATGAACATAGGTGGGTATTCTGTCAAACGCAACAAAAAATCAAAACGCAGACGAGTACAACCAAAAAGACGAACACACAAAGGGCGTGTTTTATTCCGCGGATTATAAATTCTTTTTCTATTGTTTGTACACGTTCACGACCTTAAAATGAATTCTCGTATCCAGTTATAGGATCATTCATATAAATGTGGGGTTGGATAATTCAAAATATACTATTATCGATTATTATTATATTTATTGTACATAATTTAGGTGAATATTTAAAAAATACGTTTACCGTTAAGAAAACAAAAGACGTTGTCGGGTTTCAAATGCAAAAATACAAATTAATCATGGATGAGATTCACGATACAAATAATGAATCCAAAAATGACGAATTGTCCGAAAAAGAAAAACAAGATATGAATGACGATTTGAATGATTTTATGTTGAATCAAATAAATGCATAAACAAAACAAAATAAATAATAGTAAAATGGCTTAAACAATATTGGTTATAGATATCAGTTATTGAAAGATTAAAAAGAACAAAAAATCAGAAAAATGGAACTATCAACAAATCAAATGAACGATCTGATGAAAAGATTTCCTGATACCGAACTTTCCTATGAAACTATATGTCATAAGAAAGTTTCCTCTCCTTATGAAATATGCATTGCCGTACCTCAAGGCAAAAAGGCATTCGCGTGGTTTTCATTTTTCCGCAAAGACGATGTCTGTTTTTTGATGGAACTCGGTCGCGAAAAAAAGGTATGCCGTGTAAATATTGCGAAAACATTGTTTGATCCAGCCCTATGTTTAGGGACATTATTATACGGTACTTTGTGGGAAGAAAATAATGCGACGAATGATCCGGGAAGTATCCGTCGTTTTTTCGTTATTGAAGATATTTTTTATTGCAAGGGCGTGCCTCTGCGCAAATCGCCCTTTTGCGAAAAATTGGGGTTTTTGCACGATACGTTGAAACAATCCATTGTTCAAAAATTCAGCGACCAGAATGGAATCGTTTTTGCTCTTCCCGTAATGTGGGATATTTCGAGAATGACGGGAGAACACATTGTTCCTCTCGACATTGCAAATAGAATACCATATCCTGTTCACCATTTACAATATCGCGCACTTGGACAAATTGTTCCTTATTTGAATTTTCCGATAAATCGAAAGATGGGATTTGAAGCGAACCGAAGCGTCAGCGGAGGAGAGCGACTGAACTCCGGAGATGTGCGAAGCATATCGAAGGAGTTGGATCGAGTGAACGTAGAAGCAAAGACAGAAGCAAAGACAGAAATAAAAACGGAAGCAAAGACAGAAGCAAAGACAGAAGCAAAGACAGAAATAAAAATGGAACCAGAAAAAGATTTAACCAAATATATAGAAATCCGCCCTATTCCGCGTTTTGATTTTACAAAACCGCAATTTCGATATCCTACCACGTTTTTAGTTACAGCGGATATTCAATTTGATATTTATCATTTATATGCGTACGGTAAGAATCGCGAACGGGCTTATTGCGGATTGGCCTATATCCCTAATTGCAAATCCAGTATGTTTATGAATGGATTATTCCGCAATATAAGGGAGAATTTGAACCTAGATAACATTGAAGAAAGCGACGACGAAGAGGATTTCCAAGATACGCGAATTGATAAATATGTGGATTTAAGCAAAACGTTGGAAATTGAATGTCAATTTCATTCCAAATTTAAAAAATGGGTACCTTTACGCGTTTTGCCTGAAAATTCAGCCAAAATTGTTCATTTGGGGAGTTTAATCGCCGAATCAACCCCGTATACGAATAATTATAATCAAAAACAACAAAATTACCAAAATCAAAAACCGTATCAACAAAAATACCCGAACCAACAAAATCAAACGCAGAAACCATATCAACAAAATTACCAGAATCAAACTCAGAACCAACAAAATTACCAGAATCAAACTCAGAAACCTTATCAACAAAATTACCAGAACCAACAAAATTACCAGAACCAACAAACTCCTTCAACTTCGTTTACGGAGTTCAGTCGCTCACCTACACCTAACGTCTCTTTCAGCTCCGGCTCGCTCCAAAATTACCAGAACCAAAACCGTTATCTAAATAATTATCATAATAAATCCAAACCCCTTCAAAAAACTTCGACTTCGGCTACTGCTACGGAGTTTTAATTTATAAATAATATATATTGTTATATTATAGAATGGGAGGTGCATTAGACGTATATGACCAGAAGATCTTAACAACACCAGAATTTAGCGGTACGGGCGGAAATACTTATGCGTATGAATCGAAAGGATGGATAAAGGGTGGTGGAAAAACGGGCCGCAAACGATCCAAATCCAAAGCAAAGAAAACGCGTTCCAGAAAAAATAAAGCGTCGACTTCGAAAAAGGCAAAACGGTTTTGGTTTTTCTAAAAACCTCTCCGCTAAGGAATGGATTCCGATATAAAATTGATATCATTTATTTACTAATGAATGATACCAAACAAAAAATGAAACTATATTACGATTCTTATGAAAAAGATTTTGGGGATGGGTTTTATCCATCTACGACAAAATCCGAGCCGTGCACTACAGAAATAGATATAACATTTGTGTTAACTCCTTCGATTATCACCGACGGAGTTTGGAGCGAGCCGGAGCTGAAAGAGACGTTAGGTGTAGGTGAGCGACCTAACTCCGCATACGTAGTCGAAGGGAACGAAGGAGTTCAGTCGAACCATTATTGGATCCAAACAAATTGTACAAATATAAATGGATTGGACGGAGACGAGGGCTATAAATTATTAACATTATTAAATGAATCTATGCCTGAAACCCGATGCAATATAAACGGAATGAACTCCGGAGATGTGCAACGCATATCGAAGGAGTTCGAAGGGATTGGTATTGTAAATAGTTTGGGTAAGATTTTATATCCCAAAAAATGCGCGTAAATATTTATGTTTTTGATATCATAACCCATCTATTTATTGTATTACCAACATATAAAAAAGTTATTGTATCAGATTTATCTAAATATACAGGACCAGATGCCCGAAAACCATTACTACTTGTACTTGATCCACTTTCTAGTGAAAAATTTACTTTCTTCGTAGGATCTGTGTTTTGATTCATTATATAAACTACTCTACCTGCGGTTCCTCCCGCAAAACCTGTAATATTAATATCGGTGGATGACGTTCCAGTCATAACATAATAGCTATAATTTCCACTTATATCGTAATTATTTATATTTGAAGAACTATCGGTCGCAATATCAGGTCCTCGATCCAATACCAGCTTACCTGAAAATATTCCAGTCGCACCTTTATCACCAGTCGTACCTTTATCGCCAGTTGCACCTTTATCGCCAGTTGCACCTTTATCGCCAGTTGCACCTTTATCGCCCTTTGCACCGACTGATCCTGCTGTACCATTTGCACCCATATCCCCCTTATCGCCTTTTGCACCAACTGATCCTGCTGTACCATTTGCACCCGTATCCCCCTTATCGCCCTTTGCACCTTTATCGCCAGTTGCACCTTTATCGCCAGTTGCACCTTTATCGCCAGTTGCACCTTTATCGCCCTTTGCACCGACTGATCCTGCTGTACCATTTGCAC